TTGTATAAAACTACTAGCATTTTTAGGTATATTAATCCACGCATACTTTAGCGTTGGATTAATCTTCATTGCGTAATTTTTGGGCCGAAAGAAATCTGCCATTGATTTTACTATGGTTACTTGGTTTGTGCTGGTAACAAATAATCATAAACTGCTAATCCGCTGTCTACCGTAATTTGCGTTACGCCGTCATCACTGATCTTGTAAGTGCTATCACCACTAAGGCTCAAAATCTTACTTACTTGATCCACTGGCCATGCCCACGCCTTGGATAATGATCCACCAACATCATGCTGAAATACAAACTCACCAGCGTGTGTACTTGCATCACCAAACGCAAACTTAAGATCTTTGCCTTCCGACTTAGCAATAAAAACACCTTGTTCGCTGTTAGCTGATACCATCATCTTTAAACGTGCGATACTGGCCACAGTAGGTACAAAGTCAACACCCCATTTAACTGAACGCATTTGTACAGTTTTAAGTTGATCATTAACAATGTCACTACTCATGAAACGGTAATCGTTTTGGAAGTCTCCAGATTTGTTTTCGAAGTGTAGTCCAACTGGCACAGTTTCGCCATTGCGATCCTGTGAATTGATGCTGACTACAGCATCTTCTGCGTACTCCGGGATACGCAAAATCACACCTAGTTTATCCAAGTTAGGCATACCAAACGTGCCCATAAACTCAGCTACAGGGTTGTGGAACTTTCCTTTGAGAATAACACTTCTGTCTTCTGCAAGTCCTTCAATACTAGTAGTAGTATCATCTCCTGTAACTTTAACTAAGTCAATAAACCCTAGATTGTGCGTATGTTGCACAATATCAAGTAGAAAATCTTTCATAAAATAGTCCTTTTTGTATAAGTGTTATGTGTAATTTTACAAGGTAAAATTAGGTTAGTCAATAACTTTTATTGGCTGGATATGTGTTTTTCTATACTAGAAATCATAAACTGGTACTTAGGATCAAGGTTAGCTTTAACATTTAATAGCCAACCCACGTTGTTTCCGTTTCCGTAACAGCTTTTTACGTACTCTTGTAAGTCAACTGGCCACTTGACATGGGGAATAAATTTTGGAATAAACTCTACTTCTGGCCCAGCCAGCTTTTGGCTAGTCAACGTGCCTGTCTTTTGCAACATCATAAAACTCCAAACGCCGTCATTTACAGTCCCAGTTTCTAAAATATCAAAGCCCAATCCAAACATAACGTTGGATATCAAACTTCTTGTGCCCAAACATCTAAAATTGTTATCCATTAGCTCTAGGCTGTATCGTTGTTCACAATCATTGTATGAAATTAAGAACTTACCGCCTGGTCGTAGCTTATCAAACACTAGTCTAGCGATATCTTTGATAGGGTCCAGCGGCATGTATTCAAATTGATTAATACTAGTAGCAAATCCCACGCAATTATCAGGAATCTCACTGACATTTCTATACAGTCGTAACCTTTTTTCAGCGTAGAACTCGTTAAAATGGCTCTTTACAGCCTGTGTAGTAAGATCGCTTTGTGATATACAATACTGCGGCTCAGCAGCATTCATTAGTATACTGAATCTACCATCGCCTGGATTTACTTCTAAACTAGGATACTGCCAAAATGTATTTGCCTGTATATGTCCTTCAACAACTTCACAAAACTCTGCAGACAAATATTGCTGTCTTTCCGCAGTTTCAAACCCAGCAGTAGGATTATTTTCATATGCTTCATAATCCCTTTGTAATATCCGACTTTCTAAACGTCTTACATTAGCTGATAAGTTATCGTTTAGTCTCTTTGCTGATTCTGTATATTCTGAATATGCATTTTGTAGAGCATTAAGTTTTGCAATAACATCATCATGATATTCTTTATTTTTCCACTTTATACTTTGATCCTTGATTAATTGCTTTTTGCTTTCTAACTCAAGGTCAACAGAAAGTTTTTGTAATTGTCTTTGGTGTTGATCCAGTAAACTGTGTTTTTGATGAAGCCTGCTCATGCTATTATTTATATATGTATATTACTCAAATGAGAATAACGTATCAAAAGTGTTGTTGGTTTGTGTTTTTTCCTTGATGTTCCAATTTAGATCGCCTAGTAAGTTATCAATCTTTTGATCTACAATAGCTTCTAACATAGCTTCGTTGTTAAATGGCAAATCCTTAAACCACTGTGGCAGTGTTGTTTCGTCCGTAGGATATCCTACACTTGTATAACCCAGTGGATTATCTTTAAGTTTACACACAATGGTTTTCATTCCATCCACAATCTGTTGACTGTAGTTGTCCCCATTAAGTTTGCGTAGGTAATTCCAGTTCATAGCCGCTCTAACGTGTCCTGGCATATTAGTCTTGCCTTCACTGTTATGTTTAGCTGTAAATTTAGTTAAGTTATTAACACGTTTAGGAGTGCCTTTTTCCCAGCCCGGACGATCCGTAAACTCATACTTAAACTCTTTAATGCGTTCAATAATAGTCTCTGGATCTTTGTCTGTTAGTACGTCAAGTAATAGTTCACCCAGGAAGTCCTGCATAAATGCTGGCGTATCACTACGCTTAAGATCTAGTCCCATTGCTTTAACTTTGCCAGGTTTGCCTTCCGTGTCACTACGATAACCTTCAGTATCAATAACAAGTGCCGCATAACGTTTCTTGGTAATAAACAGTCCTTTAGTTGCTACAATCTCTCTAGCACCTGCCATAATACTACCCAAGTTACGTGGACAATGAAATGCTTTCTCCATGTATCCAGCAAACGTTTCGTTTACTGCTTCTCCAAGTTGATCATACAAAGAAATACATTCTTCTTTGCCCCACTTCATCTGACCTTTTTCAACTTGTTCCTTTATCACAGGCCATGCACTAAAGTAAACTGAGTCAGTGTCTCCATAGATAACACATTCCCCCACGTGATCATATTCATCAGTAAGCAGTTTGTTTACTTGTGCGCTCATGTGTTTTGCAATACAGCGTCCTGTAAGTGTAGTACTCTGTCCAATACGATGATCATGGAATCTACAATATGGATTAAGGATTGCACCATACAAACTGTTCAAGTTAATCTTTTTAACTAACTGTCTCTTATCCCAAAACTCACGCTCACTGCCTTCTGCTTTTCGCATCTTTGCTTGAATCTCTTGACGTTCTGCATACCAACGCTCCAACAGCCCAGGTATAATCCCCTGTTTTTCATGTGTTAGTATTGTTCCGTTTGCACTTAATATCCAAGGATTATTGCTGTCAAAAACTAGCCTCCAGACATCCGCGGCGCTCAGTGTATCATTATCGCCATCTTCCCAGTCGATAGTAATTTCAGTGCCTGCTTCCATATTCATAACTGCTTGATATTCTTTACTACCAAACTCGCCTTCCCAGGCATCTGCCCAACTTTTCTTATCTGATAGTTTTTCCTTGATAGCATGATCAGTAATTACTGGCCTAAGCTGACCAATTATTGTTTCTGGCGCCATGTTAAGAGCTCTAATTACACTGGGATACAGACTGTTTAAGTCAATACTACCAATCCAATCATGCAACCCTTTTTTAGGATATGCTACATATGCACCAGCAGCTTTATTGTGTTCGTCATCGCTCTTCTGTTTGTTAGGAACAACTAGTCCTTGCTCATGAGCGTGGTTAATAATAGCCTGTTCTGTAAGTGCAACCGCACCCATTGTTGTTGGCAATAGCACTGTGTTTTCATGGGCTAGCACATTAGCTAGGTCAATAAACTTGAGCTTATCGTCTAACTTTTTAAGTAGCAATGTATCTTGTCTGTTGTAGTCAATAAATGTATAAAAGTCTTGGTTGTATAATTGATCCAAGGTCCCTTCATACGCAACTTTGCGCTCGCCAAGTTCGTATTCACCAATGGCATCCAAACTATAACTATGCATTTCATGATACGTATACTTGCGGTATAATTGCATATAGTCTAAGTGTTGTCTGCCAATTAAATCATATGTAGTTTGTTCCGATCCAAAACGTTCAAACGTGCGCTTCTTAGGATGCTGCCCCCATAAACAAAACTTGCGTGTATCGTCTTTGCTTAGTACTCTGGTAATACGGTTAACAGTATAAGGAATATCATATCCTTCGCTGTTCCATCCACTTAGGATATCTGCATCATCAATTAACTCTAGGAATGTCTTTAGTAGCTCTGCTTCAGTCTTAAATAAAAATGTATTGTCAAAGTCTGCTATGCTTTCCTTAGCAGACTCCATGCTCATGCTTTTGGGAGGTATTGCTAATGTTACAAGTTGGCCAGTCCAGTCCATTTGAACTGTGATAGCAGTAATCATATTAAAGGGATCATCAGGACTACTGTATCCACGCTGTGGATCAAAATCTACCTCAATATCAAAAAACGCTGTTTGCAACTTAGGAGAATCTACACCCAGATAATTCTCTTCTAAACAACGAAATACTGGATTAATATCACTTTCCCAGATTCCACTTCCGCCATGGATCCTTACTTCTTTGTGGAACTCTTTGCCGTTGCGTGTGCTAAATCTGCTTACGGGATTTCCGTAGATTGTTTTGTGTTTGCCACGATTATCATTGTAATAAAACGTATAGTTTGCTGGAAACTCTCTGTATTCTCGCTTTCCATCTATACGTTCTACTGCATGAATACGATCATGATCTCTGTCAAAGTATGCGTCTACGTAACTCATTCAAATACTAATCCCACTATATACACTATTGTAAGTCCTGTATTAAGAATAATCAAGCTATTTTCTCGCCATAGGAATCCTACAGCCGCCCATATTCCATTGCTAATTAGAAACATCCACAGATATAGTGGGTAGATGTTAAAGGCCGCGGCAACAGCACTTGCAAGTATCATTGTAGTGCCGAACCAGGCTAGGACTTGATAAGGTTTGCGCTCTGTCAATTAAGTTTACCAACAGTGGCCAGAATGTTTTCCAATGCGGCAAGATCTTCGCTATGCTTGGCAAAGTCTGCTTTGTATGCAGTCTTAACAGCTTTTTTAAGTACTGTTGGTTTAATCTGCATTTCTTCCGCAATGGCTTTTACTGTATCGCTAAGACCTTCATTAAGATCGTCAACTTCTTGTAATACAGTTAGGCCTTCGTTGATTAATTGTGTTAGTTTAGCTTTTTCTTCGGGATTAAAAACTCTATCGCCGTCGCTCATGTAATACTCCTTTACTATTATGTCTTATTATATAGCTTGATAGTATTAATGTCAACCTTTGGGATAGACTTGCTGGTATGGAAACTCGTATACTTTTAGTATATGAGATTCAGTGTCTTCAAGCATATCTTTAGATTTGATCTTCGTTCTTTCAAACTTACCCTTAAGAGACTTGCCTCTCATTTTAGATTTTCTAGCCTGACTTAAACTTTCTTTCATGCTTTTAATAAACGGGAATCTATATAATCTTTGTCT